GTACGTAGCACCCCACATACTTCTGGAAGATATTGGCTGGCAGATCTTCGACGGTCTGTACATGTTGATGCTGCCGGTAAAAGTGTTTGAAAGGATCCAACTTAAGGGAGAAGATCATGGCCAAGACACCTGAAGCGAAGGTCAAAGACGTAGTCAAACAGCTCCTGAGCGACCGGGGGGCGTACTACGCGATGCCCGTCGCGTCGGGCTACGGTAACGCAGGGATCCCTGACATCCTGGCTTGTTACAAGGGAAGGTTCCTTGGTATCGAGTGCAAGGCCAAAGGGAACAAGCCCACCACTCTGCAGTTGTTCAACCTGAAGCAGATCAGGGACGCAGGTGGGATCGACCTGATCATCGACGAGCACAACCTCGACACATTGAAGAAGGCATTGGACAACATCAAGTGAAGACCAAACTGTTGAAGATGGCTCGCCGCCTGTGGAACACAGGTGACCGTCGCCTGGATAGGCGCAACCAACTGGAGTGGGTTCGGGCCGTTCACCGGCTCGGAGACAAATGGCTACTCGCAGCCTACCAACCAAGAAAGACAAGCAAGATCTAGAGGAAAGGCCACCACCCGTGTGGCCTTTCCCTACGTATAAGGGTAAACCTTATACCCCACCACCGAAGCGTAAAGTTAAGATCTCCGATCTCCCTGAAGCACTTTTTTGAAACCAACCATGAAGGTACACAACTTGAAACACCCGACTGACCGCGCTGCATTCAACGACACCCGGAACTACACGTTCGGCTACGGACGCATCATCTGGGCGGAAGCGACGACGCTTAACAACGGCGACCAACTGCCTGCAGGCTGGGTGTTGCCCGGTGGTAGGCGTACGGACGACATCGAAGAAGTAGCGGCCACGGCCCTGTGGATCGATAAACAGCAGAGGGCCGAGGAACGCCGCCGCGCGCCACGGGCTGCGCTGGTAACTGGCATCTACCCAACTCTCTAGGAGACATAACGTGAACAAGGCGTACAGGATTAGGAAGATGGACCACTTTCGTGGTGATGCATGGTTGTTCCGTATGGATCCGCCATACGAAGAGCACGACTACGTCATCGTGAGCGCCATCGACCTGCAGCTTGTCAGGTACGGCGGGTCGGAGACCTACATGTTCGCAGCCACCCCGCAAGGGGGTGTCAAGGACTGGATGCAACTCCCGGGCTCCTTCGAGGGGGGTAAGGACATCCCCAGGGCGCTGCGCAACGCAGGGTACGAGATCGTGGAGACCGTATGAGCGGCGGCTACTTCGACTACGTCCAAGACCGCATGCTCCGCGCTGCGGACAGGCTCGCGTCCGTCATCGAGACCGATGACCAGTACAGCAAGCAGACGCTCGAAGAGTTTGGCAAGGCACTCGCCATGCTCCGCGCTTCAGCGATCTACCTGCAACGCATCGACTGGCTCATCTCCGGTGACGACTCCGAGGAGACGTTTCATAAGCGTCTGAAAGAAGATCTACGCTTCATCCCCAAGGAGAACAGCAATGACTGAAGACATCTGCAAGCCGTCCGAGAAGGGCACGCACGAGTGGCGGGCGTACATGTCTGGCGGATACAAGTGCGTTTATTGCGGGCAGGAATGGGTGCCCGTTGAGCCGTGCGTTGACCCTGACGAAATTGAAGCGCACCGCTTTGTCGAGCCTGAACCCGAGCCGCTGTGGCCCAAGGTGCTGGGCGTGGTGATTGCGGTAATCCTGATCGGTCTGGTGTTTGGACCTGTGGGGGTGATCAAGTGAAGCTCATCCTCTTGGTAACGGTGCTGCTCATTGCAGGCTGCGCGCCCACAGGGTTTTACGAGTCGGAGACAACACCAAAAGGGTGGCGTGTGATTACCACACCCGGTAACAACTTCTCCTATATCGTGCCTGTGGTTATGGACGATGGAACCCGTTGCATTGTGCTGTCCAGCAATAGCAGCGGCAGAGGCGGCATAACCTGCGATTGGGGGAAAAAATGACCACGCTACGCGCAGCAGTGCAGGAGTTTGTCGCCGACTACGAAAACGGCGATCTGGGAGATTTGAAGCACTACGCACGCGCCCTCCGCGCCGCGTTGGCGCAGCCCGACACTCACCCTCAATGCGCTAACGGCTGTGAGTTCCTGGCGATGGAGCAGCGACGCAACGAGCGTGAAGCCACGCTCAAGGAAAGGGGGTTTGAATGACCACCATCACCGTACCCCGCGCAGTGCTGGAGCAGGCTCTGGAGGCGCTGGAGGAGTTTGGCACTCACTACGAGCACTGCCCTCGGTATCCAACATGGGCGCGCCCTGAATTGCAGCCACCTTGCAACTGCGGACTTGACAGCAACGTCGCAGCCCTCCGCGCCGCGCTGGCGCAGAAGGAGCAGGAGCCGGAGCCGCCCACTCAAGCGGGTGCGCTGCACGCCATGAAGACCGCATTGTGGAAGCAGGAGCCGGATAAAGCAGAGGGGCAAGCATGAAACTCCGCGCTTTCCTGCGCGGATTCGCCACCGGATTGACGCTGCTGCCGCTGTGGCGGTGGCTTAGGGGGAAGACATGACCAACGCAGAACTTGACAAATTGTGGTTCCGAGCGCAGCACGACGCCATCAAGGCGGGTGAGAACTTCACGCGGTATCGATTCGCCGCTTTCGTCGCCGCAGCCCAACGCGAAAAAGTCGCCCACTGGATGCGCAGCATGGGCTACGCCACCGGGCATGGAGATGCCATTGAAGACCTGCTGGACCACCTCGGCACGCAGATTGCCGAGGGGCTGTTGATGGAGCGCGCTGCCTGCGCAGACATCTGCGACCAACACGCCAGCATCGAAGGGATTGCGCAACAGTGTGCTGCGGAGATCAGAGCGAGGAACAAATGAGACGCCGCATCCGCAAGATCAAAGACCACCTGTATCCCTGGTACATCTACGCCGCAAGACAGCGCAGAAGGTGGGAAGCCGTGCGGGCTACTCAGGTGCGGTTTAGCAGGGCAATACGCGAAGCGTATGCCAAGGCGCGGGCAGGGCTGGAATGGCGGGGTTGACATGACCAACGACGAAATCGCCAAGCTGATGAACAAAACTTCAGGCCAGCACTGGGGCACGGAGCATCACTTCAGGCGCTTTGCGTACATGCTGCTGGCAGCAGAACGCCAACGCTGCGCCCAGATCGCCCGCGAGTTCGACCGCGACCACCCGAACACCAACTACGGCGGGTTCATCGCCCGTCTCATCGAGGAGCAACCATGACCTGCCCGTACTGTGATATCCACAAGCTCAGCGCCGCCATGTGGAGAAACAAAGCCTATGAACTGGGTGGCACACCGCTGCCTTGGGACGCGGACAAGAAGATAGCGGGGGCAATAGCTGCCGAACGCGAAGCCACGCTTGGTACGATTGATGAACTAATAGGTATGGAACGAGATCGCCATCCGATGTTTTCCGAAGGCTATGATTATGCGCTGCTGCACATCAAAGAATTTGTTACAGCAAGGAGGAGCAGATGACCTACCTCCCCAATGACGTAGCCCGCTGCGCCGGGGCACACAAGCCCGAGTGCGGGGACTGCCTGCGCAACATCAAGGTCAGCCCGCTGCATCCTGAATTAGTCCGCTCGGTCTGGATCGGCCCGTGGGTGCTGGAGACGCCCTGTATTTCCAAACTGCCCAAGGAAACAACCGATGGCCCTGAACGTCAACCTAAGTAACACCACTGCCTACGCGGCGGTGGTCGAAGCCCTGGTTCGCACGGGCGGCACATCGCAAGAGCTTTCAGACACCTCGGGTCTGGCGACTAACACCACGCGCAAGTTCATCCGCGCCCTGCGCAACCGTAATCTTGTCAGAGTTGTCCTGTGGCGCCAGGACACTATGGGCCGATACACAATCGCTGTCTTTGGGTGGGGCAGACCTGCATACGACGCCAAGCGCCCGCCAAGAATGACTTCGACCGAAAGATCTGCAAGACGGAGGGTAAGGCAACGTGAGATGTCCGCATTGCAACAGAGACAAGAAAAGCCAAGTCTTGGAGAGCAGACCCTTTGACGGGCAAGTCTGGAGAAGACGTCTGTGTAGACTGTGCTTGAAGACGTTCGTCTCTTGCGAGACAGCAGAACCCGGCATGACCATGCCCGCAATGACGCAATCAAAGTACAGATTGAAAGACCGGACATTGAAACCCGAGCAGCACAACATCAGATGGGGTAGATCGTGAGTGCTACCCCCCAAGTTGAAGCCCAAACAAAAAGGAGCTATACAATGATCTAGTTCTCAGTGAACATCCGTTTTCCCTCAACTCAATCAGACAACACGTCATGGCAACCAATTCCAACGCCCAGAACGTTCGTAGCTATCTCAACAAGCACCCGAAGGCATCTGCCAAGGAAGTCGCACTCAAGTTCAACGTGAGTCCGGCATATGTCTACGTGCTGCGCAGTCAGCTCAAGAAGGCAAGCAACGCCAAAGCCGCTCCCGGTGCCGAGGCCACCCTTGAGGTCGCTGTCGCGCCCGTCGTCGAGCCCGCTGGCGATGTCGCGCCTCAAGGATACCTCATGGATCTGATCAACAACCCGCCGCACTATACCGATGGCGGCATCGAAGTCATCGACTTCATCGAGGCCAAGCGTCTCGACTACCACCTGGGCAGCGTGGTGGCATACGTCTCCAGGGCAGGCAAGAAAGACGATGAGCTGGCAGACCTGCAGAAGGCTCAGTGGTACCTGAACCGTGCCATCGAGAGGCGGCAGATCGCCGCCTCGGTCAAGGCAATCACTGCCTCCGCTGCAAACGCCTGAGTCGCCCATGAGTCTGTTGACGTTCGATTTTGAAACGTACTACACAGACGACCTAGGTTTCCGGACCCAGACCACTGAGGAATACGTCAGAGACCCGGCCTTCGAGGTAATCGGAGTGTCGGTCCAAGTCGATGACGGGGACCCTCAGTGGTTCTCGGGTACCCGAGAAGAAACACGTAGATGGTTGCGCCAGTTCGACTGGAAGAACAGTATGGGGTTGGCTCACAACACCATGTTCGACGGCGCAATCCTGCACTGGGTCTTTGGTCTGACGCCGATGATCTTCCTGGACACTCTCAGCATGGCCCGTGCTCTACACGGTGTGGAGGTGGGAGGATCTCTAGCCAAGCTCGCTGAGCGCTATCAGGTCGGTGTCAAGGGCACCGAAGTGGTAGCAGCCAAGGGCAAGGCCCGCCTGGACTTCCAGCCTGAAGAATTGGCGCGGTACGGCGAGTACTGCAAGAACGACGTACGCCTGACGTACGACTTGTTCAAGCTGATGTCCAAGGCATTCCCGATGGCCGAGTTGCGGCTCATCGATCTGACGATACGGATGTTCACGCATCCACGGTTGTATGTAGACGAGAACAGTCTGCAAGACCGGCTGGACGGGTTGCGGGCTGAGCGCAGTCAGTTGCTCCTCTCTTTGAAGGACGCCCTCAAAGCGACTGATGAGGAGGATGTACGCAAGAAGTTGTCCAGCAACAAGCAGTTTGCCCAGGTGCTGCAGGACTTCAAGGTCGAAGTTCCGATGAAGGTCAGCCCGACGACGGGCAAAGAGACTTTCGCGCTGGCCAAGAAAGACGAAGGGTTCATCGCTCTGACAGAGCATGAAGATCTCACCGTCCAGCAACTGTGCGCTGTGCGTCTGGGCACGAAGTCCACGCTGGAGGAGAAGCGTATCGAGCGGTTCATGCAGATCGCGCGACGCAACCGTGGACGAATTCCTGTCCCACTGAAGTACTACGGAGCGCATACAGGGCGCTGGTCAGGTACCGACAAGGTGAACTTCCAGAACCTGCCGAGCAGAGATCCCAAGAAGAAGGCGTTGAAGAACGCGATCATCCCCCCCGAGGGCTACGTGATCATCAACTCTGACTCGTCGCAGATCGAGGCGCGGGTGCTCGCATGGTTGGCAGGACAGGAGGACGTTGTAAAACAGTTCGCCAACAAGGAGGACGTGTATTCGATCTTTGCCTCATCCATCTACGGGCGGACGATCACCAAGGCCGACCCCACCGAGCGGTTCGTGGGGAAGACCTGCGTCCTGGGCTTGGGCTACGGCACTGGAGCGGCGAAGCTGCGCCACACTCTTGCGACAGCAGAGCCTGTCAACGTCGATCTTTCCGAAGACGAATGCAAGCGCATCGTCGATGTGTATCGCTCGAAGAACGACCGGATCATCGAACTGTGGCGTGATGCAGATTCGATGCTCCAGACGATGCTGAACACGACGATCAGGGAACCAATCTGCCTAGGGCAGCATGGAGTTCTCTGGTACGACAACTCAGGGATCATACTTCCCAACGGTTTGGCCATACGCTACCCTAACCTGCGTCGGGGTCAGATAGACGGCAAGAGCAAGGTCCTGTACGACTCTCGCAAAGGAGAAGTCTCCCTGTGGGGCGGGTCTGTCGTGGAGAACGTCGTCCAAGCTCTGGCTCGGATCATCGTGAGTGAGCAGATGGTCAAGATCTCCGAGCGGTTTGGTGTGGCGTTGACCGTCCATGACTCGGTGGTGATCGTCGTCCCGCAGGATGAAGCGAAAGCCGCAGCGGACGAGGTGACCCAGATCATGCACGAGGCACCTGAGTGGGCGGCTGGACTACCCGTGGCGTGCGAGGCGAAGGTTGGCGCGACATACGGCGACTGCTAACATAGGTGCCCCCTCCAAACGCAGTCCCGAACATGTCAACGCAGCGCATCAAGTGGTCGTACTCTGGACTGAAAGACTATCAGAACTGCCCTCGGCAATACCACGAGGTGAAGGTTCTGAAGAACTTCTCCAAGAAGACCACGCCGCAGATGCTCTACGGGACAACGGTCCACTCTGCCCTGGAAGACTATGTGCGAGAGGGCAAACCTCTCGCCAAGAACTACCAGCAGTATCAGCGACAGCTTGACCCTCTGCGTGAGATGCCTGGGGACAAGTACCCGGAACATCGCATGGCGCTGGATGTCCACCGAGCGCCCTGCTCGTACAACGCAGAGGACTGCTGGGTGCGGGGGATCGCGGACTTGCTGGTGGTGGACGGCGATCAGGGATACGTTGTGGATTACAAGACCGGAAGCAACAGGTTCCCGGATCCCAAACAGCTTCAGCTCATGGCGCTGATGACCTTTGCGCATTTCCCCGAAGTTGTCCATGTCAAGGGTGGACTGCTGTTTGTCGCGCATGAGCATTTCGTCACATCGGAATACCACAGGGACAACATCAACGACCTCTGGAAAGACTTCGATGCCACCTTGGAACGACTGAAGATCTCGCACGAGAAAAACATGTGGCAACCCAACCCGACGCCGTTGTGCGGGTGGTGTCCCGTCTCAACCTGTGAATTCAACAAGCAACGATGAACACGACTGACGATCTCAAGGACTATGCGTACCCCTGCATGATGGCAGAGAATGCCCTGCGTAGGGTACACAACGCCCTGCTGGCAAACCATCACGAGACTGCGACACAGGAGGCTCTCGTGGCTCTCACTGAGTGCTGCCGCCTCCTTGACGCC